GCGCCGATCTTCTACTAAAATCTCGAAAAGTGAAATAAGGAAGGCGTCTTTTATAGTCGCCTTCTCGATGTCCATCATCTTCTCGTTGACCGCGATGTTTCCGGTCGGGAGGACGTGGACGAGCGGCCGGCCGTCGGCGTTGACTCCCCCGGGGTTTAAGGCTCCCGCCTTGAGACTGAAACTCCCCAACTGCGCGTCGTCGTGCGAGAGCAGGACCGGATCGACGATGCGATGGCCCTGCTTCAGCATCGTCTTCTTCTCTTCGTTCAGGACTTTGATCGCCGGCAGCACCCACTGCGCCGGCCCGCGCCCGTACGTCTCGCCCGGGGACTGCGTGTAGCGCGTGACCGCGTACGGGAAGGAGGCATAGCCACCCTCGCGCAAGAGCGAATTCTTCTCGAGCAGGATGTAGCAGGACTTGAACGGCATCCCGGCTTTCCCCAGGCCGCCGGGCATGTAATCCTCCCGCGGGTGAACCGCGTGCAGGACTTGGTACTTGGTCGTGTTCGTCGCCTGGTCCGCGGCGTCCATGATCTCCTTCGGCAGCACTTCCTTGCCGAACTTCTGCACGAGTTGGCGCGCATCCAGTGACATGACGCGGTACAACGAGTCGACGATGAGCGCGTGGTTCTCGACGAAGTACGCCTCGCCCATGTGGACGTTGCGATAGCGCAGGCCCTTCTGCCGGTCGGGCCGGTCGATGTAGAGCACGCCGTTCCCGTAGGCACCCAGACCCAGGTAGACCTGCTGGCTGTTGCCGACGAAGTTCGAGACATGCCGGTAGCGATAGTCGTACACGCGCTCGGAGAGATCGTCGTAGAACTCGCGCACCTGGCGGTTGCGCTTCAACACCGAGTCAACCGGCTTGAGCATGTGCCAGATCGCACCCTGCGGGGTGATAAGACTTTCGATGACGCTCGCGAACCGCTGCAACGCCATCGCCGCGGTCGAGTCGAACTGCTTCTCGGTGAGCTTCTGGCCTTGCGTCGCCTGGCTCAGTTGCATGCCTTGGTCGAGGAACGTGTTGCGGTGCGAGGGGATGATGAGCGACGCCGCCTCTTCCCACTGGTTGTCGAAGTTGCTCCGTACGCTGCGTAGCGCGGCCAGGCGCTGGCAGTAGAAGTTCGTGAGAGCGTCGTAGTCCACCTAGTACCCGTAGAGCGAGCGCGCGGCGCCCCCGCGTTTGCGCGGTCCGGAGAAGAGGGAGGTGCCGGCGATGTCGGACTCGTTACCCGAACGCTGCGCGCCCGCGGCACCGGTTTGGTCGGCGAAGAACTGCTCGCGCACGTCGACCGCCTTCGGTCCGGCGTTCGCCGCGGCTTGGTCGGCCGCCGCCTGGTCTTGCGCCGCCTGGTCTGCCGCGTCCTGCGCCTGCTTGCTCTTGTCGTCTACGTACCGTTTCGCCTCCGAGGTGCCCCCGGTGACTACCGCCTTGGTGGCCCGCACGACGTTCGACGCTGCTTGACTCATGTCCCTATCCCTTCAACGGCTTGCGCTTGACGGCGCGCTGTTTCATACGTTCCAGCGTGAAGAACCCGGCGTTCAGTAACGCGACATGCTCCGGGTGCTCGACCTTCGGCGCCATCGCCACTCGCGCCTGGATGAGAGCCTTGGTCGCCAGCTTCTTGAAGAAACCCGCCACCTCAGTACCCCATCGACCGCGACGCGCCGTTCTTCGAGCGCAGGAGCGAAGAGCCCGCCTGCGCGTAGGCGATATCGTTGCCGCCTTGGATCGTCGACGCCCGGCCGCCCTTGATCGCGTCCTTCTCGGCCGCGGTCGCCGCGTCCTGCCGCGCCTGCTCGGCTTGGACCGACACCAGCGGCGAAGTCGGGGCTTGGGTGCCAGGGATTTTGGGTATCAGGAAGCTCACGTACCAGTGTAGCATGCGGAGGTATTGGTGCCCCGCGAGGGAGTCGAACCCCCACGCCCGAAGGTGCTGCGTTCTAAGCGCAGTGCGTCTGCCAGTTCCGCCAGCGGGGCATTTGGTGCTGTCGGCACGGAATCGAACCTGCGACCTGCCGCTTACAAGGCGGCTGCTCTACCAACTGAGCTACGACAGCGACGTACTATCGTGTCGTTCGAGTGGTCTGGGTGGCTGGATTCGAACCAGCGGCCTCCGCCTTCCGAGGGCGGCCGTCTACCGGGCTGACATTACACCCAGGTACGGTTGGTCGCGGTTCGATCTTCATGCAACAGTGTAGCACGTTTCAGTCCGTCATGCTCGACCCGACACCCTCGGCCACAGGCGAGCGCTCCCGCGCACTGCGATCCTTGCGCGGCGGGTTCACCTCGAACGTGCAGGCCAAGGCATCCGCGTCATCCGGCGACTCGACCCCCCGCGCCTTCAAGTCGTCCTTCGTCTCGAGGATCTTCTTGCCGTCCTCGCGCCCTGAATACTTCCAGCCGCGGTCGGTCAACTGCTTGGACAGTGTGCCCTTCTCGCCGGAATCCTTCTCGATCATCCCGCCAGGCAGCCAGTCGCGGACCTTCGCCCACAACTCGATCGCATGCGCGCCCCACTCTGAATCCTTGCCCGCGTGCGCCGTATCGCCGAACTTGACCTGATGGAGTCGCCCGTTCGTCCGTTTGCGCTTCACGATGTCGATCACGCCAGTCCCTAGGCCGAAGTCAATGCAAATCGCATCGGGCTGATACTTCGCATCCAACTCGAGCACCGCAGCGGCAATCTCGACGTTGTCCTTGCCCTGCCAATGCCCGTAGGTTGCAGTGCCACAGCAGTCGCGCGCATTGCGCCCTTGCCGGAATCGCCAGGCCGTACGGCCGCGCGGCGCCGGGTCCACGCCGAGGATCAGCGGTTCACCGTAGTCGTACACGAGGTTGTTCTGCTGCGCAGCGTTCACCGCCGCCCACGGGATGAACTGGTCTTCCGATGTCCGCGGCGGCAGGCCCATGATCTCGACGCGCACGAAGTCGCTGTCGATGCCGTAGCGCTTGATCTGATCTTCGACGACGACTTGGTCGATGTCCTCCATGCCGCGCGTGTTCAGCGTGCGCTTGTCCCACCCGGCGCCGATCACCGCGTCGTTGTTGATCTCGAAGAAGCGCCCGCTGCGATTGCGCATCTGCGATGCGGCCTGCCAGAAGCGGTACGGATTCACCTCCGTGAAGAAACCCTCGCTCACGTCCCACACCTTCGAGTGGATGCCCGAGGACTCGTCGAACTGGAGCAGCATGCCATACGGGTTGTGCGCGCCCGCGAAGGCATCCGGGTTTTCCTCGCTCCACGTTTGGCCCTGCACGTACCAGTACCGCGGGTCGATCCCCAGGCCGCCCTCTTCGGGGAGCTTGCGCATGAGGTCGATGAGCCAGGGGGCGGGCGTGATCTTCAGTGTCTCGATCGTGAACCAGTGCGAGTTGATCGCCGCGCCGAACCAGGTCGCGTACTCAGGGAAGGTCTTCGTGCGCAACTGCGTCTCGGTGTTCGCCGCTACGATCGTTGGCGCTCCGATGTGCGTGCTCATGTGCCAGTGCGCGGTCATGCCGAGCTTGGCGGACTTGCCCGGGCCGCGGCCGCTGGAGCGCGTCTCCTTCCAGACGAGCGGCGTCATGCCATTCTCCATCCGGAAGACCTGCTCTTGGACGTGATCGCCGATCTTCTTCAGATCCTCGAGCACCCACTTGCGCGGACCCTTGAGGCGTTCGAAGGTCGTACCTGGCCGGCCCCAAGGGTAGACGTAGTGCACGAAGCCAACCGGGTCGTTCTTCAACGCCAGGACTTGCGTCAGGATCTCGGACTCTTGATCGGCGGTGCCCCTCATTGCGTCCTCCAGATGCCGCTGGTCTGCCAGCACTCCGAGCAGTACCAGACCCGGGCGCGGCCGTAGCGCGCCGGCTCGCCGCACGCGCAAGGCATCGGGATCGGCGCCGGCCCCTGATCTGTCTCCAGCCAGTAGAGGCAATTATAATCCGGGTCGATCGTCCGCGGTTGGAGTGTCACGGTGTCCGTTCCCTTAGGGAGAACGGACACGGACGGACGCGCAACGATACGCTTTCGGACAAAACGGACAGAAAGGCCATAATTATTAATTTTAAAATAATTTTAATTTTCTCACGCTGGCGGACTCGACTGTCGGCGCTCCGACGTCCCGGCCCGGATTCGCGCCCCTATCCGCCCGTGCGCCCCCCGTCATCGAAGCATGCTCTCCAGAATCGCCCCTAGCGTACCCGCGCCCGCCTCGGGCACTACTTCACCCGTCGCATGCTCGATGAGCGCCGCGGGCCGGGATGCGGCAAGGCGCGCATTAGCGTCCTGGATGATGCGCGTGAGATCCACGGTGCGGACATTGACATCGAGCGTTTGCTTGTCCGAGTACAGGCGCGGGTTACGGATGCGCGCGGCCCATTTGAGGGTATCGACGAGCAAACGGGCATCCTGAGAATCCATTCGCGGGCGCGCGTTGCCCGGGGTCGCGTCATTACCAGCAGTCAAGGGCGCACGCGCAACTTGGACCGCCTCATCATAGAAGGCGTCAGCGCTCGCCTCGCGCGCCTCATCCCATTGCTTGCGCGCGTCTGGCGTGACCTTGAGATACCAGCGCTTCGCCTCATCGGTCACGCCATGGCGCTTGAGGATATCCTTGATGAGGTCGCCCGCGGCAAGCTCCATCATCATCTGCGGCCAAGCTCGGGCGATGGTCTCATTGCTCACCTTTCAGTGTACCGCACGCGGCGCGCGGCCCCTTCAAGCCTGCCAGCCTGGATTGCCCTGTTCTGTCCGTTGTCCGCGTCCGAAACCGTACGTTTCCTCTCACCCTATAGGGATGAGAGGAAAACGATACAAAAACGGACTGTATCGTTTTTGTCCGATTCTGTCCGAAAATCATGCCTTAAGTCATTGATTCCTTTACACACCCAAAAAACGGACAAAAACGGACAGACCGGACATGTCCGTTTTTCTGTCCGGTGCCAAAACAGGGGATTAGCGGACACTAACATTGAAGCGAATCAAGAAGTTAGGCGATCTGTCCGTTTTTGTCCGATTCTGTCCGAAAAAAGAGGGTTAAGTGCATGATTACGTTCAATTCACGCTACCGGACAACTGTATGCCCATACAGCTAGGCCAAATAGGGCTTGACTGGCGCAGAACGGGCGCGCATACTCGCGCTACGGGTCAATCCGGCCCGGGCAACCTGGAGAATAGACCATGACGCAAACCGTGACCAAGAGGCAGGTGCATGATCTCGCGGTATCGCTGCACAAAGCCTACGCGGATCAGCTTAACGCATTCGGCCCATCGCTCAAGAAAAAGACACGCGACATTCTGCTCGACGGTTTCGCGGACGGCCTCAACACCGGCCTACGGAATGGCCTCAAGCTGGCCGAGGTCAACACGATCGACGAGTAGGCAACCGGCAGCGCATGCGCGAGCGTGCGCTACTCGGGTGCACTCTCGCACCGTCAACCTGGAGAATAGACCATGAACCAAACGAACGCGACACACAGGGATGGGCAGCGCGGGCACCTCGGCGCGCTGGATCAAAACGGGTTTGCACTGTTCGAATCGACAACGGGCGCGCGCTTCACGGTGCACAGCACGGAATGCGAGATGCTGTGCGATGGCGTGCCGCTCAACCTTTGGGCTAAGGTGCGCGCTGGCTGGCCCTCGGGTTGCCTTTGGTTCAAATTCGACGAACGCGGCGGCGCGCTGTCCATTATCCGCACGCCCACGGCCGCGCAATGCAACGCGAAGCGCAGCGCCGCGAATGCCGCGCGCCTGGCAGACGCGGAAAGGCGGGTGCAGTCGTGACCCTCACCTATTCCATGCTCTACCAGATCCTCATCGAAGCGGAATGGCGGGTCAAACACTACACGGGCGAACTCGCCGCGCAAGCTCGCGCGAACTCGGCCGAAACCGTGGCACTATGCGAGGAACGCATGCGCCGCGAAGGGCTGACGCGCGCACAGTTGCGCAAACTCGCAAGGGAGGAGTCATGAGCGCGCATACACCTGGCCCGTGGCATGCAGATTTACCCGAAAAGATTCACCCGCGCTTTGTCCGCGATACGGCCGAAGTAGTTATTGCTTATTGCGATCGCGGACTAGAAGAGGCGAAAGCTAACGCGCGCCTGATCGCAGCCGCGCCGGAGTTGCTGGAAGCGTGCAAGACCCTCGTTGCTGCGCGCGACGGATCAATAAACGGGATGGCGATGATGACAGACGTGGCGGCCGACCAAGCCCGCGCCGCAATCGCCAAGGCGACCACGCCATGTGGCTAGACATTCTCATGCAGTGGTGTCTAATCGGCCTCGCGGTCGCGCTGACCTTCGGTGTAGTATCGCGCCGTATCGCGCAAGAGGAACAGGAAAGGGAAGATGATGAGCAAGCCTAGCAAGGTGCAGGCGCTGATAGCGCGCGGCTTTGACCGCTCTACCTGGAGTCTGGCAGACCGCGCGCACCACGTTCGCTGCTCGCAATGCGCCGCACTCGTTATCAACGGAGTGCCAGCGCACGAAAGGGGATGCCCGAATCAAACGCACGAGTGCGCAGGATGCAATGCGCGCGTGGGACGGTGGCAAACATACTGCGAGGACTGCCTATGAAAGACTCTGAAAAACTTGCACGCGGATACACGCGCCGTGAATTGCGCTTTATCGTCGCGCGCATTGAACAGATAGGAGCAGCGCACGCCACTGGCGCCTTGCATCCGTCTACCTTGTCAAACTCACTCGCATGTCTGCATGACAGTGCAAAGCGTGCGCTCAAGTATTTGAACGGTGGCGCATGACAGATCTTAACAAGCCTGTCCGTCGCCGTGGCATGATGCCGTATCGCGGGCGCCGCATCGTAGTCAGCCTGGAGCCTGGCGACTTGCTAGGCTTTCGCCTGGAGCGCACGCGCCGCACGGAGTACCTGACGGTGGCAGGATGCTATGAGCGCGCTGTCATTGTGCGAGTAGCGCACGAGAAAGCCGAAAAACGCAAGGCCAAACAGAAAGGGAAAGCATGAGCTATTCCTGCTCGGATTTTACTGACGATGTCATCGCGGAGTGTGTCAAACTCGGCTTCATGAAGGAAAGCGACATTGTTCCCGATGATCCGCAAGCGCAAGCTTACGCCGTCATCGCAGCGCTCGAAAGGGAAAGCATGAGACACGTATTCCCAACAAGCGAAGTCTTTCACCTTTGGGCGCATCAAACGCAGTCGGACGCGCGCAATGGCGCCCGCAATGTCTTTTTCGAGGGTCCGACTATCTACAGCTATCGGCGAACGTGGCCCCTTGCGCGGATCTACACGAAAAAGCGCGCGCCCAAAGGTGCGCTGACACACCCGAACGTATTGCTGAACGCCACCCAACAGGCGCAAGCGCGCGATGAGGGTATCATGGTGCTCACCAATAGCACCCGCTACAGCGTGACTACCGCGAAACACCAAAGCCACGCGAATCGCGCCGTGTCGCATCTGCCGAGTATTGCCGTACCATGCGTCGACAACATGCACACTTACCATCCGATGCACGCGACGAACCTGGAACACTTCCAGAAAGAAAGCGCGCGACTACTCGCCGAAGCGAAGCGCGTGCTATCGTCGAACGCATGCCGCTGGCGCCTGGAGTCGGCGCAAACTTTGCACCTCGCGGCCGGTAACTACTCCAAGTTTTTCGGCATACGGCGCAAGGTACCCGATTTCCCGGTGGCCGAGTGGCAAGCCGCGCTTGACCGCGCGCAGCGCATCGAAACGCCGGACCCTGTGCGCGATGCCGCGAAGATTCGGGCGCGCGCCAAGGCGGCCGAGAGGTTTGACGCGCAAGTCGCCGACTACCGCGCCAAGCTCGCCGCGCATCAAGCGCAAGATGCCGAAGCCTGGCGCTTGGGCGGGCACATGACTTCGCCCGAATGGTGGCGCGCTATGCCGCGCAAAATGCGCGTGGCGTTGACCGGCCGCCGATGGGGATGGGCGGGGGAGCCTAATGCTGTAGGGTGCATGCTGCGCGTCAACGGCGATCAGATCGAAACGTCCCAAGGCGCGTACATTCCCCTGGATCATGCGCCCAGGATCTGGCGCCTAGTCCAGGCTTGCCGGGAAGTAGGGCGGCCGTATGCGCGGCCGGAACAGCGCTCTTTCTCCGAGCATGCCGGGACGTACGCGATCGACAGTATCAGCGCCGAAGGCGACTTGAAAGTAGGATGCCACAACATCCCGTACGCCGAGCTGGAGCGCATGGCGCGCACCTTGGGATTCGAGGTGCAATCGTGAGGAATCATCGAGTGCACTACGAAAGTGACGATGCACACTTCTCGGCCGAACACTACAGCGTGCGCCAGTATGCCGGCATCGCCTGGTACGTGCTCGGATGGGAAACGGAACCGGACGAGGATACCGAGTGGTCCGGTTACGAGAATCGCACCGGCCGCGTAGTGGCGGTCATGGTAGGCGACGATAGGCGATTCTCGCTTGACGAGAGCGATCTAACGCCACTGGCCGAGGATCAGTTCTGCCACTCGTGCGGTCAGATCGGATGCACGCACAACGTGCCAACAGAATGACTCGCTTTCTACTGCTCTCCCTGGCCTTTATCCTCGCCGCGCGGTTGATCTACGCCTTCGGGTATGCCGAAGGCTACCGCGTGGCGCTTGCTGTTGTTCAAACTCTTAGGAGGTGATTATGGCTTACGAAAACCTAAAGCCGGCCGCGGATGCGAACGGGCACCCTATTACCCAAGCCCAATGGGACGCGACTGTAGCGCTTCTCCAAAGCTGGACGAGTGCCTACGTTTCCGCGCAGCGCATCTGCGATGAACGCCGCCGCATTCTCTTAGACGGGGGGTACAAAGCATGACCTATCAACCCAAGACTGGCGCGCCGTGCGCGTGCAAGCGCGGCTAGCCTATTCCTTCGGGTACGCCGAAGGCTACCGCGTGGCGCTGGCCGTTGTTCAAACTCTTAGGAGGTGACATGACCAAGTTAGACAAGGTACGCGACCCCACACGGGCCGAACGCAAACGGGGCGCCGAGGTAGTATTCGAGCGTTCCGAAGGCAAGCAGCAATATACGGTCCTCGGCGCGAAGTGTTATGAAGGATGGGAGCAATGGGGTGCCCATTCCGAGGTACTATCTGATAACGTGCCAACAATCGAGCGCTGGCGCGCTTTCCAAGAGGAGATAATGGAATGAAACTGCACGCGACACTTGAGGCGATTCATTCCAAGCGTGACCTATACGGTAACTGCTACTGGGCATTGCGCTACACAGACCACGAAACCGGCCGTGTCATAGTGGGCACGGTGTCAGGAGGTGAAAGCAACATCGCCGCCGTCCGGTGCCATTCCGGGCAATGGGATGCCGGGATAGCGTTCCGCGTGGTGCCACTAGCTATCCGCGAATTCAAGGCGTTGACGCGCGAGTGGGCATATGCCGGGTGCGCGCCGTCCGATATCTGGGAGTATATCGCAGGCTTTCTAGCTGATCCGGCTTGACGCCGTTCTAGGCAGTCTATAGACTGCACAGAATCGCAAACGCGAAACATTTGACACGGTAGTCCGAAGTGCCTTATAATGGAGGTAGAATGCGAGCCCCTGACAAGCAGAGCATCAAAAACCTGGCAACGTCAGTCTTCGACAACGGCCGGCGCGGTAGTCCGAGGCCGGGTTGCGATTGTTTGCAGTGCTTCGGCTACTGTATTACGGACAGAGACAAGATGCAGCGGGAACTGGCCGAGCCGGTAGTCGGCGGTAGTCTGCGAGACGAGGTGGAGACATGAAACTCGTCTGCGGTTGCGGCTGGCAGCTTCAAAGTCGCGAGGATTGGCTGGCGCATTGGCAATACAGCCCTCGCGGAAAGTGGTGGGCGATCTGGATGTGGCTCAAAATGAGGATAGAACTGTGAAGCGCGCCGAACGGAGGAAACTCGCCAAGGCAACCGGCCAGCCCTTCGAACGGCTGCCCGGCAGCAAGCGTCCGTTCCACCGCATCGCCAAACTGCTCGAGGACGCGAAGCAGGCGGCCCGGGAGCGCATGACGGCGATGGAGCGCGTTCGGGCGCTCTTCAACAAGGGGTTCTGGACGAACTTGGCGACGGTGTTGGTGCCGAAGCTGGAGAAGGCCAGGCGTGCTGCCCTCGAGAGCGGGAACAAGGCGTTCTCGGAACAGGACGCGGCGTTGCTGAAAGCCGGCAAGCGCTTGATGGCGTACAAGTCTCGAGGGCACGGCCACGGCGGCATCCAGGCGCGCGTGAGGATCTTGCCGCGGTCGA